AGAGATGTTCAGGATATTACTATGGATCTTGCTAATATGTTTGAGCAGGATCAGAAAATGAGAAAACAATTTACATTAGATAATGTGAATTATGGATTTATTCCAAATCTAGATGAGATCACTTTTGGAGAATTTGTAGATCTAGATAGTAATCTTTCAGAATGGGATGATATGCATAAAGCAATGCAGGTATTATATAGACCTATAGACATAAATGTAAGAGGAAGATATAATATTAAAGAGTATGATGGTAAAATTGATGACAGCATGAAAGACATGCCTTTAAGTATTGCACTAGGAGCTGTTTTTTTTTTGTTGAATTTAGGAAAAGAGTTGTCTCAAGTTATGATGGACTATTTACAGAGGGGAGTTCTGAAGGAGCATATTCCTCTCAAGGAGGGTTTAATAAAAAATGGGGTTGGTATTCATCATTTCACAAAGCAGCTCAAGGGGATGTTACAAGATTTGAAAATATCTCAGAACTTGGGGTTCACAAAGTCTTAATGTATTTAGAATATGAAAATGAAAAAGCAACTCTTGAAAACCAAAAAATAAAAAGAAAGTATGGCAGTAAGTAGCAAAACACAAAGAGGGTTTTATTTAGTTGTATCAACTATAAAAGATGAGTTGTTAAATAATCCCAGTATTAAATCAGTAACATTTGGAGACATTACAGATATTGATCTTCAAAAACAAACCATTTTCCCATTAGCTCACATGATAATTGATAGTGTTTCTCATGTTGGAAAAACAATGCAGTTTTCATTTACTGTTTTGACTATGGAGCAAGTTGATACCACAAAGACTTATGTTAATGATCTATTTTTAGGAAACAGTAACACTCATGATATTCTTAACACACAATTAACAGTATCAAATAGACTAGTTACTAGACTTAGAAAAGGTCAAATATATGCAGATGGTTATCAACTTGTGGGAGATGCTACTTGTGAACCTTTCTTTGATAGGTTTGAAAACATCTTAGCAGGTTGGGCTACTACTTTTACTCTTGAAATATTTAATGACATAGACTACTGCTAATGGATTTTAAAGAGACAGTTAAGGTATTAGAGAGGTTTGCAAATAATGTTGTAAAAGAGACTAAGAAGAATCTATCTAAGATCAAAAAAACATCAGGTAAATTAAAAAACTCAGTAAAAGGAAAAACAAAAGTCAATCCAAATTCAATAGAGATAGATTTTGAGATGGCAGGTTATGGAGCTTTCTTAGATGCAGGTGTAGATGGTAAGAAGATCAAACATGGTAAGAGAAGATTTGGATTAGAAACATTTAGCTACAAAGACAAAATGCCACCACCTAAAGCTCTTGACAAATGGATAGTAAGAAAAGGATTAGCACCTAGAAATAATGGTAAATTTGCAGGAAGATCCATTAAGTCTGTAGGATTCAAAAATTCAATATCATTTCTAATAGCTAGATCTATATTTTTCAAAGGTATAAAACCAACATATTTTTTTGCAAGTGCTTTTGATAAAGCATTTAAGAAATTACCAAAACAGTTCATTGATAAATATGAATTAGACATAGACAACTTTTTAAAATTTACACTTAAATAATGGCAATAAAATTATCAAGACTTAGATCACCATACTTTATAGATGAGACTTCTACAGCTCCAACTGTAGGATCAGCAGATGTAACCATTACAATTAACTCAGTTGATGTCTATGTAATATCAAAAGATACAGTAAGTAAAAATGTGCAGTTAGAAGTAGCTGAATTAATTAGAGACTATTTGGATCCAAAATGGGATGGAGTAGAAGTGTTTTCAACAGCAGTCATTGCAAGTCAAACAGTAACAGCAGCAATCAAAGTTGAGTTTTATGTAAATAATAAAAAGGTAAGAGCAGCAAACACATTAGCAAACAATGCTGATACACCTATAGCAAATCAAAATGTTACACACACTATCTATGGATTTGATGCTTATTCAGAATTTTTAGAAGGAGTAAACCATGAATTAAATTATGGTCAATTATTACAAACAGCAACTATAATGTATTTACCTGAAACTGGAAATGCATACATTCCTAAAATGATAAATACAGCTAATCCAGTTCCTGCTGCTAAAGTTGAATATGTTACAGTAGCTCCATCAGATACTGTAAAAACTATTGGAGGTATTCAGGTTAGTATTGTAAGAATATGTGAACCAGTTTTTGAAATAATTAAAGTTGTTTTCATGAATAAATTTGGAGCTTTACAAGAGTTCCATTTTAATAAAAAGAACACATTGAGTTTAGGAACTACTCAAGAAGATTATGAATCTATGCTAATGGGATCCCAATTAAATTATCTCTCTAACAATTTGCCACATCAGAAATATGTATATAATAAACAAGGAAAAGAAACAATACAATTAAATACTGGATATGTAGATGAAGGACAGTTTGAAACAATTAAACAGCTCATGTTATCAGAACAGATTTGGGCAAAAATTGGATCTTCTGTAATTCCAGTAAACATCAATACAAGTTCTTTAACTAAAAAAACTAAAATAAATGACAAATTAGTTAATTATTCTTTAGACTTTATTTTTGCATTTGATGTTGTAAATAGTGTTAGATAATGAGCAAATTTCAATTATACATAGAGAATCAAAGGGTTGAATTATTTAAAGATGAATCTGTAAGTCTTACAGAAACAATCCAAGATATTAGAGATGTTTCTAAAGTGTTTACTGATTTTACAAAACCATTTACACTTCCTGCAAGTGATGAAAATAACAAGATCTTTAAACACTATTATAAATTTAATTTAGTTCAAGGTTATACTTTTGATGCTAGAAAGAAAGTAAGTGCTAGAATTGAATTAAATACAGTCCCATATAAAGATGGAAAAATAAGATTAGAAGGAGTAGATCTAGAAAATGGAAAACCTAAATCTTATAGAGTTACCTTTTTTGGTAATACTGTAAACATAAAAGACATACTAGGAGATGATTTAATTAATGGATTAAGTTGGTTATCAAATTTCAACATCACTTATAGTGCAAATAAAGTTGAAGAAATCATGACCTCCTCTACTGGATATTCACCTACTGTAGATGGAGTTTTGTATAGTAAAGCATTAATAATCCCATTGATCTCTAACACACAAAGATTCTATTACAACTCTACAAACAGAATACCATACACAAATGCTGATGGAACTGTTAATTCTGCATTAGGTGGGAACTTATATCCTACAGATAATGGATCAGGATCTAAAACAACTGATGATATTCATGGAGTTTTGTTTGAAGATCTTACTTATGCCATTCAAATGGATCTAATTGTAAAAGCTATTGAGGAGCAATATGAAAATATCACATTTAGTGATGACTTTTTTAGTTTAGTTAATGGTCCTGCTACATATAAAAAGCTCTATATGTTATGTCAAAGAAAAGAAGGAAGGATCTTTGAGGACATGTCAATAGGAGAAAAACAAATAGTTGGATATAGTACAGCTCAAAATTTAAACATAGTTGCATCTTTTGGTGGAATCAATATATTTGGATTAAATCCAAGTCAATTTATAACTGCTGTATGGACCATTACAACTACTCAAGCATATCCAACTTTTACTGCAATTTTAAGAGAAGGAAGTGAAGAAGTTTTAAGAAGAACATTTACTGGAGGTACAAATAATGTAGCTGTTATTTCTCAGTTTTTAACAAACTCAGGATCAAGTGCTTACAATATTACAATAGAAACAACATCTGCTTTTGTAATTAGTAGTGTGGTTTTTGAAGGTACAAATTCAGGAAATAGTTTAACCTCTCAGATCAATACACCAATTTCTGTTGATGTTCAAAAACAGTTTGTTGTACCACAACATCTTCCAAATTTAAAAGTTATTGATTTTCTTACTTCACTATTTAAAATGTATAATCTAACAGCTTTTGAAGAAAATGGAATTATACATGTAAAGACATTAGAGAGTTTTTATACTGGTGGATCCTTGAGAGATATAACTGAATTTGTAGATCCACAAACTTTACAAGTTGATAAAGCATTGCCTTATAGAGAGATAGAATTTAAATATGATGAGACAGATAGTATTTTAGCAAAACAACATCTTGAATTAAATGGAGTGGAATGGGGTGCAGCAAAATATATAGAAACTGGAAATTTAAACAGCAATGATACAAAGTTTGATGTAACAGCTAATTTTGCACACTTAAAATATGAAAGAATAGTTAGTGCAAGTTCAATCAATACAGATATACAATGGGGATTTTTGGCTAATGAAAAAAATGAACCTTTCTTTAAAAATGCAGTTGTTTTTGTAGGTGATTTTGTAACATTACCAACTGGAAACACACTAAGATTTTTAAGTGGTACAACATCAGTTGGGGAGATCCATGATATTACACAATATTGGATGCCTTCAAATACTGCTGAAAGAGATTCAACAGTTAGTAAAGAAAGTATACACTTTGATTTAGAATTAAGTGAATGGGATTCAACAGCAGCATTTACAGAAACACTATTTGATAAATATCATAGATTTTATATTTCAGGAATATTCAACTCAGCTAAAAGACTTAGCAAAATAACAGCTAGACTTCCAAAAAAGTTTATGTTAAACTATACATTAGCTGATACTTTAATTATTAATCAAGACAGATACAAAATAAACAATATTACTACAGATCTTCTGAGTGGATCTAGTCAGTTAGAGTTATTAAATGAAACAGTTAATGATGCAACTGTAACTCAAAGTAATTCAGGAGGTGCAGGGGGACAGACTGGGGTGCCTTCTACTAATGTTTTAACAATTCAACAATGTGCAGCACCAAATGCTAATTTTGAAGCAACTCTAACAATAGCAGATCTAAATTTAGCTAATAATACAAGAGTTGAAGATGCAGCAGGAAACACTTATAAAGTAACTGGGACTAATGTGCCTAACACACACACATCTAAAGCTGTTACATCTACTGGAGAAACTGGATGTCCATCAGGATCCACACCAAATCCTACAACTCACTATGGTTTAAAAAAGTGTAGTGATGGAAACACAAATTTAAGGACTGCATCAGTAGTTGGGAGTCCAGTTTATGCAACATCACAACAAGTTTTTGATTCAAGTGGAGTGAAATATGTAATTGAAAACTCATCATCAGCAGATACAATTCCAAGTGTAACAATAGCATCTACTCCTAGTCCAGTAGTTTCAACTTGTACTGGAAATACTGTAACAACTCACTTCTATTCAATGACTCCATGTTGTGGTGGAACTGTTTTATTTGGATTCAGTAATAGTAGTTCATTGAGTGGTACTAGATTGCATCAAAATCAAAGTTATGTTCTAGCTGCATCTAACACTAGTGGTGCTATTGACATTAATGCCTTAAGCTCAAGCTCATGTACAGTATACTATTATTCTTTAAATGATTGTAGTAATACAACAACTGTAGTTCATTTAGGAACTAGTCTCTGTTCAAACTTAAATGGCACCACAAAATCCTATAATGGGACATGTTATAGAGTAGTAACTACTACAACAACAACTGGATCTATAAATTTAGATACATTATCTGCATGTTCACCATGTGGAGGATCTGCACCACCTACAGAATATTATCTTTTAGTAGATTGTCAAACTACAACTCAAGTTGTTACAAGCACAACAACAACAGATATTACAATTACAACAAATGCAAATCCTACTAATGCTACAAGAGTTCAAGATTCATCAACTGGAAGATGTTATACTTCAAATGGAACTACAACAAATCCATCACAATACACTACTCAAATTGGAGCAGTTACTAGTTTGGGAGTTTTGGGTTGTCCTAGTACTCCATGTACTACAGTACAATATTATGAGTTGCAACAATGTTCAACTGGTAATTCTAATTACATAAGTGGTCAAACAACTGATCAAATAACTTTATCTGTTGGTGATATGGTAACATCAGGATCAGCAAATGGACCATTATATAAAGTTTTAGGAAATGCAACAAGTGGAACCTCAGTAGGAAATGTGTTTGCAAATGCAGCTACTGCATGTCCTGCATATTACACTTTGACTCAATGTTATACAAATCAGACAGGATATAGAACTGATAACACAACTACTGAAATTACATTATCAAATGGAGATAGGGTGAAAGGTCCTAATGGGATGCCTTATACAGTTACAGGAACTGTAGGATCAGGGTTAGCAAATGTAGGGACAGTAACAGATACAGGTCAATCAGGTTGTCCAGTAACAAATTCAAATACTTTATATTACAGTTTGCAAAGATGTTCTGATGGTGTAACTGGGTTTTTATCATTACAACAAGTTGGTGATATTACTTTAAGCACAAATGATGTTGTTGGTTTAGGATCTGCTTCAGGTGTTACATATCAAGTTTCAGGACAAGCATTAGCAAATACTGGAACTCAAGTTGGAGTTGTAGCAGATACTGGTAACACTAATTGTCTTACTCCAGTAGTTCCTCCAGTACCTCCTAGCACAACAACATTTGCTAGATTTATAACATGTGATGATCCAACAGGTGCTATAATTTCTGTATCAAGTACACAAGCAATAGGGACATGGTGGGTTATTTCAGAAGTAGGATCCTTTGAATGTTACAGATGGCTAGATAACACACAAGGAGTTACACCAATAGAGTTAAATAGTTCTAATTTCAATTTCTTTGCAACAGAAAATACAGCAGGAGCAAACTGTTTAGATTGTCAGCAACAAGCACCTGCACCTCCTCCAGTAAGACCACCATCACAATCATGTTGGACATTAAGTTTATTAAAAGCAAATTCAGTTTTTGGTTTATGTGATGTACTGCCTTCTAATGTTTTTACAAATGGAAACACTTTAGCTTCATCTAGTAAAATATATATCAATAGTGATTGCTCAACTTTAGAGTCAAATGATAGATATTTAGCATCTAGTATTGGAGGAGGTTATTATTATTGGAATGCATCTGCTCAAACTTTGACTGGATCCTATACTATAAATTGTCCATAATGAAAGAAATAGAAAACTTTATAACAATAGAAGAATCTAATTATCTGATCAGAATGATAGACAGATTTGCACATAAGTCTATGGTTGTTGGATCAGGAGAAAAAATGAACATCCTAAGCAATCAAAGAACCTCAAGCACATCCAATCTAATAGCAGATGATCCTACAGTTCAAACATTACACAATAAGATAGCTAGGTATTTAGGTTTAAATATAAAAAAAGGTGAATCATTGCAAGGTCAGAGATATGAAAAAGGTCAGTTTTTTAATTCTCATGTTGATTATTTTAAAGGTCATACTTATGATATGAATTGTCTAGCATCAGGAAATAGAACTTACACTTTTATGCTTTACCTAAATGACAATTTTGAAGGAGGACATACAAAATTTAAACACTTAAATAAAGACATAATTCCAAAAGCATGTAAAGGTGTAATGTGGAATAATTTACAACATGGTTACACCAATGAATATATGGAGCATAGTGGAGAAGAAGTAACTAGTGGAAAAAAATACATTATCACTTCATGGTGGAGAGAAAACATATGGAATGGTGGTGAGGATCAGAAGGAATATGAAAAAAAATTAAAAAGTAATCAATTAAGTATTATATAAATAGTATGCTAAAGAACATAATAGATCTATTGCAAGTGGTAAATGGTGAGACTGAGAGTATTAGGTTTTCACAAGGATCACATTTCCTACCTAATAACTGGAAAGATGGCTTAAGAATAGCAAAAAAACTTGTAAACTTTGATAAACAAGACCAATGAAAATAGGTAAGTATAGAATAAATATAGAAGTTGATAACAAAGAAGCTATCCAAGAGTTAGAAGAAACTCAAACTGCTGTAGTAGATACAGAAACTAGCATGGATGATCTAAATGCTGCTGCTGATAAAGCAAGTGGTGGGATCATAGGAGGATTTAAAGCAGCTAAAACTGCAATTATTGGAGCTATAAAAAGCATAAACACCTTTGGAAAAGCATTTAAAGCAGCAGGAATAGGTTTATTAGTTGCAGGTATTGCAGCAGTTGCAGCAGCTTTCACAAGTTCAGAAGAAGGTCAAAACAAGTTTATAAAAATAACAAAACAGAT